AAGACGAGTATATCTGTACATACAATGTTGATTTTGGAAATATTTCTAATTTCATAGACAATACTATATTAGTACATAGAAAAAAAGAGTCAAATACTCTTTATACAATTAATTCATTAAATAGGTTAATCGAATCACTTAACGGTGGAGTTTTAGATATTAGCTTCAAAGTTAACTGGAATGATTATCAGAACTGTATACTTTTAACTAAAGGAGCAGAATTAAAAAGAGTTAATACAAAATTACATAGGATTATAGAATTATAGTTGCTTTATTGCAAGTTTGTTCTTATCTTTATCAAATAAGAGTTTTAATTTAAAAATAGTTATATTATGGATTTGAATGCTATCAAGGCAAAGCTGAGCTCGTTAAATAATAACGGATCTTCAGAAAAAGAAAAAGTAGATTACGAAAAAGTATTTTGGAAGCCTACTAACGGTAAACATACAGTAAGAATTGTACCTTCTGTTTACAACCCATCATTCCCTTTTACAGAACTTAAATTTCACTACGGAATTGGAAAATACCCTATGTTGGCTTTGTCAAACTTTGGTAGCCAAGACCCTGTTGAAGAATTTGTAAAAGAATTAAGAAAAACATCTGACAAAGATAATTGGTCTTTATCAGGAAAATTGTCTCCTAAAACTCGTATCTTTGCACCAGTAGTGGTAAGAGGAGAAGAAGAAAAAGGAGTTCGTTTGTGGTCTTTCGGAGTAACAATCTATAAAGCATTATTGGCTTTAGCAGAAGATGAAGACATCGGAGATTTTACAGATGTAATGAACGGTTATGATATGGTGGTAGAACAAGCACCAGGTAATCCTTACCCAACAACTACAGTTCGTATCAGACCTAAGACTTCTACATTATCAGATGATGATAGTAAAGTAAGTTCATGGTTGAAAGATCAACCAAATCCAATTGAAACATTTACCAAGTATGACTATGAGTTCATCAAGAAACAACTACAAGGGTATTTGAATCCAGGAGAAGAAGTAGCAGCACCAGCAGAGCCAACTGAAGCAGTAGCTCCTGTAGCAGCACCTACTCCAGCACCAGTTGCTCCATCTATCATTCCAGGTACAGGTATCATGGAAGAAAAGAACTTCAGTACTGAAGCAGCAATTGCAGGGAAACAAAACACAGTTAGTAAATTTGATGACTTATTTAGTTAATAAATGGCAAAGTCAAAAACCGCAACTGCAACCGCTGGAGATATAATCAAAAGCGGTTTCAATCTTGATAACTTTAAAAAGAACAAAGGGTTTAGTAACTCTTCTGTAAAGTTTAAAGAACAGGATTGGATTAAAGTATCAGATGCTTTTACTGACGTAACATCTCTCAAAGGAATTCCTATGGGACATATTACTCTTTTAAGAGGTCATTCTGATACAGGAAAAACAACTTTACTTTTAGAGGCAGCAGTTAATGCTCAAAAAAGACAAGTACTACCGGTATTCATTATTACGGAGATGAAATGGTCTTGGCCACATGCTCAAATGATGGGATTGGAAGTTGAAGAAGTAATTGATCAAGATACAGGAGAGATAACTGACTACAAAGGATTTTTCTTATATGCTGATAGAGGAACTCTAAACACCATAGAAGACGTAGCAGTTTATATCCTAGACTTAATCGACGAACAAAAGAAAGGTAACTTACCATATGACTTATTATTCCTTTGGGATTCAGTTGGATCAGTTCCAAGTGACTTATCAGTAAGATCAAATAAGAATAATAACGAATGGAATGCCGGAGCAATGTCTACTCAATTCGGAAATAACGTAAATCAAAAAATTATGTTATCAAGAAAAGAAGCAAGCAAGTATACAAACACTCTAGTGGCTATTAATAAAGTCTGGACTGCAAAACCTGAACATCCAATGGGTCAACCTCGATTGGAGAATAAAGGAGGAAAGACTATGTGGTATGACGCTACAGTTATTATTACCTTTGGAAATATTACCAACTCAGGTACTTCTAAAATTAAAGCTGTTAATAAAGGAAAAGAGTACGAGTTCGCTAAAAGAACTAAAGTACAGATTGAAAAGAACCATATCGATGGAGTACAGTCAAGAGGAGCAATCATCATGACAAGTCACGGATTTATTGCAGACGATAAGAAAGCAATTGATTCATATAAAGATGCTCACAAAGGATCTTGGGCTAATACTTTAGGTTCAACAGACTTTACAGTAACGATAGAGGCTGAAGTAGGAGAAGATGTAAGAACTGATATAGAAATGCTCGATGACTAATTATTTAGACATACTAAATAACATCGAACAAAAACCAGACAGGAAATTAAATGACCACATACTTATTGTAGATAGTATGAATACCTTCATAAGGTCTTTTGCAATGCTACAATCTATGAATCCCCAAGGCCATCACACCGGTGGTCTTGTTGGTTTTCTTAGGTCATTAGGGTTTCTAACTAGAACAATTGACCCTACAAGGATCATTTGTGTATTCGACGGACAGGCTTCTTCCTCAAGTAGAAAGAATATAGATCCAGAATACAAAGCCAATAGAAACATTAAAAGAATTACCAACTGGGAATTGTTTGATAATAAAGAAGAAGAGTATGCTTCAATGACCATGCAAATGGGTAGATTGGTTAATTACTTACAATGTCTTCCTATCACTTTAATTTCGATAGATAAGGTAGAAGCAGATGATACTATCTCATACCTAGCCCAGGAGTATGGTAAGAGAGATAAAAAAGTAACTATTGTTTCCTCTGATAAGGATTTTTTACAAATAGTGGATAATAACATTAACGTTTATTCACCAATTAAGAAAAAAACCTACGGAAAAAAAGAAGTAGAAGAAGAAGTAGGTATGTTACCTGAGAATTATCTAATTATGAAGTCTCTATTAGGAGATAATTCAGATAACTTAACAGGGATAAAAGGACTAGGACCTAAAACTCTTATAAAAGAATTTCCAGATCTAGTAAATAAACCAGGAGTTACTTTAGACGATATTTACGACATATGCGTTAAAGAGTTAGAAACCAAGAAGGTATTTGCTAAGATTGTTTACGATTGGGATAAGGTAAAAAGTAATTATGATTTAATGAATCTTTTACAGCCAAGGTTGGGAGATTACGAAATAATTCATATATTAGATAAACTAAAGCAGCCAATTCCTCCGCTTCAAGCAACTACCTTTGTAAGGATGTTAGAAGCAGATCAAATCGAAGCTTTAAACAAAAACGTTGAAGGATGGTTAGAGTTATTCCGACCGCTGACAACATATCAAAAATAAGTTATAATAAAATAAGTTACATGACATCATTAGCAAAATTATCGCAGTACGGCAAAGGCTTTCAGTTAAAGGTATTAGGAGCCTTACTAACAGACAAGAAGTTCTTATTGAACACAAGAGATTTATTAAGACCAGATTATTTTGACTCAGATGCTCACAAATGGATTCTAGAAACTACAATTAAGTATTTCGACAAATACCATACTACTATTTCGATGGATGCTTTAAAAATCGAATTACAGAAAGTAGAGAATGACATCTTACAGGTAGCAGTTAAAACAGAGTTAAGAAACTCTTACGAAGCCACTCAAGAAGATCTAGCATACGTAGTAGAAGAGTTTACTACATTTGCAAAAAACCAAGAACTGAAATCCGCATTACTTAACTCAGCAGACTTACTAAATCAAGGAGACTTTGATGGAATTAGAAGTATGATTGATAGAGCTATGAAAGCCGGAATAGATAAGAACATGGGTCATGAATATAACAAGGATGTAGAGAGTCGTTACAGAGAGAACTACAGACCAACTATTCCAACACCTTGGCCTATTATGAATGATAATATTGGAGGAGGATGGGGACCTGGAGACTTAGTAATTGTCTTCGGTAATCCTGGAGGAGGTAAATCCTGGACAATGGTAGCTGCAGCAGCACATGCAGTTAAGTTAGGATTTAATGTTAACTACTATACATTAGAGTTAGGAGAGGATTATGTAGGTAAACGATTTGACTGTTACTTTACAGGATACGGAATAGAAGAAGTAAACTCACATAGACCAGACGTTCAAAAAATCGTAGATGGATTAAAAGGAAAACTAATTGTAAAAGAGTATCCACCAAAAGGAGCTTCAATCAATACAATTAAATCTCATATCCAGAAATGTATTGACATGGATCACAAACCAGATATGATTATTATTGACTATGTCGATTATTTGAAAGCACCTTCAAAGGGCCGATTTGCGGAAAGAAAAGATGAAATTGATGATGTATTTATTGCAGCAAA